CTACACAACAATCATCATGCCGATGGTGCTAATGCCAAGTTTAGTCAGCGTTGGTATTAGTTTGATCTAGGTTGGATGTATATCTGTATCTTGCGGTTCTTTAAGTTAGCCACAGTTAGATAAAGAAAAAGGACCCGAAGGTCCTTTTTCACTACTATAGTAAGACGCTATGCGTCGATATATAATTCTTCATCCCGTCTCCGGGAGTATAATAATATAATTACTTCTTTGCACCTGTGTTAACAAATGCATACATCTTTTCAGCTGTTTCTAGTACTTTATCAAGTCCTGGAAACTCAGGCATGCCAACTGTGGTAACGATCTGACCAGTTTTGTCATCACGTTTAGCTGTCATTTCCCATCCTTGAAACTTTGAGTGGAACTCATCGCTTACTAGGCCTTTGGCCATGTCTAGGATGTCTGTGCGGATTTCATATCCGTTCTTGCTGAATTTAACTTCTGGTAGTTTTGGAGTTTCGAAGGACATTATTTTGCTCCTTTGTAAACTGTAGTTTTAGCATTTGAAACTAGTGTTTGTGCAAGTGTTAAAGTTGTGTCAACCCACCCTTGATAAAACTTAGTCTGTGCTTCAATTAGTGTTACTAATTTTGATTGGATTTCTTTGTCAGTTACAAATGTATTGACAACTGTTTTCTTGCCAGTTTGAATGGCATCGATAGTTTGATTAAACATAATTTTTCCTTTGTGTGTGTATGTTTCTTAGACAACAACCTTGCTGTCTAAGTATTATTATATATCTTTTTTGTTAAAAATGCAATGCTTTTTATGGCAAATTTAACCGAAGTTATTTTCTAGCGATATCTTGGGCTTCACGCCATTTGCCAGTACGAGCTAGGTGAGCAGCATAATTAGCTTCGCCCATGGCACAGAAAAAACTCCAAATACTTTTTATAATAGCTTTCATAGATAATTTTCCTTTTGAGAATAGTTGTATTGTTGGATATAGTTTTCCAACTGTGCGGCATCGGTAATGCCTTTGTCTGCTAGATAAGCATCTAGACTTGATTGATACCTGCTACCTGGAAACATTTCACTTAAACGTTCTAGGATAGACTGCATCTTTTCTGATAGGTATTTCATTTTATTTCCTGTGTGTTTGTGTAGTCACTCATGGTTTCTACTGAGTATTTATACCGAGTCAATAAAAGAGCCACTGTTAGTGGCTCTCTTAGATGGTACAACCTAGAATTACTGTATTATTTGTTTTTCCAGATTGAGTATAGAACCCATACTGCTACCAGTCCAACTACACCTTCTGCTCCTAGTCCTTTAACAATAGCTGTTACAGAACCAATCACATCGACGACTGGTAAAAACGGAACTGCTGCTCCTTTGAATAATACCTCTAGTACGATTAATAATGCCAACACGCTAACACCTGTGTCTGCGAGAGCTGATGCCCATTTTTTAATTAAAGCTAATACTTCCATTGTAAGACCTCCCTGATTCCTAACAAATTTAACGTTAGTGATTTATTTAGAATGAATGTATAATATAAGAGAGCAAATGGCAGTATTTTGCAGCATTTTCCAGTTAAGTTAGCAGTGAATACCATAATATTAGTATTTCTGGTATGGTTGGGATTGGATTAAATACATGATAGGAAAGGTATATGAAACTTAGAACAAGATCAATACTGCAGGAATTAAATGAGCTGGCAGAAGTCCGCAACAAAGACGACCTCTTTGAAAGCCGGGCAGTCAACATCATCAATTCCGCTATCAATCTATTAGAAACTCTACACAAACACTATGATGCTGAATCAGCAGATGAGTTAGAGCGTAGATTTCTCAATGCCATACGTGGTCAGGACTCTGCTAAATTTACTCGCGGTATTAAAAAGATCGTAGAAACTCGCAAAGCTAACAAAAAGCTATTGGAATCTAAAAAAGATGAATGATGTATTACTAGAAGGCGGCAACGTATTCAAAGACGATGCTGGCTCAATCCTAACAGTTAGAATAAACAAAGCAGACGTACTGCCCACAGTACAATGGCTTGAAACAGTCACAGGCTTAGAGCTCACAGATAACATGCTAGGTACCACAGGCAAGAAAGAAACCTCAGGTGACTTAGATCTTGCCATCGATGCCAACGCTGTTAACAAAAATGAATTCGCTACTAAACTAGCAGACTATATCGCTAAGAAGGGCGGCGATCCTAAAGAATGGATTCGTAAGAGCGGTATTTCAGTACACTTCAAAACTCCTATCAAAGGTGATGAGAAGAACGGATATGTTCAATCAGACTTTATGTTTGGTGAACCTAACTGGATGAAGTTTTCCCTACAGGGCGGCCGTGAAGGCAGCGAGCTAAAGGGTGCTCACAGACACATCATCCTAGCCAGCATAGCTAGAGTAAGAGGAATGAAGTGGAGTGCAAACAACGGATTAATGAGCAGCGATGGCAAAGAGTTAGTCAGCAAAGACGGTAACGAAATCGCTAAAAAATTACTAGGTCAAACTGCTTCAATCAAAGATCTACAAGATCCAGAAACTATTATTGACTATGTTATTAAACTTCCTAACTACGAAGAACTAGTAGCAGATGCTAGAGAAACACTGAGCCGTGAAGGTGTTAAATTACCAGAAGCAGGTAAAGTAGAAAGTTTCACTCCGGGCTCAGGTGCTTGGTTTCGTAAAATGATTGAAGTGGTAAAATGAGAGCATTTGAATTTTTAAATGAGAAGTGGAGCAAGAAATACAAAAGCTCTATCAACTGTTCAAACCCAAAAGGGTTTAGTCAAAAGGCACACTGTGCTGGCCGTAAGAAAAATGAAAGTATCTATGAAGCAGAAACACCAACCCCTAAGAAAGTAGGTCGCGAGATCAATCATCTAGAAGATCTAGTGTTCACAGAACCCAATGGGGCTGTCAAAGCAATAGAAATATTAAAAAGCCTTGCTAAACCAGAAACCAGTATCACTATCAAGTGGGACGGCAATCCTACTGTGTATTGGGGACGTGACGAAGATGGTACATTCCGTATGGTAGGCAAGAACAACTGGGGACGTGAAGAAGGCAAGAGCAGCTCTCCAGAAGATCTCAAACAGTTTATTATGAGCCGTGGCAAGGGCGAAGACTGGCGTGATAAGTTTGCTTCAGATATGGCAGCATTGTGGCCCGTGTTTGAACGAGCCACTCCCAAAGACTTCCGCGGTTATGTGTATGGAGATATTTTATTCCATCCAGGCAAACCTTATCAAGGTGCTGATGGTAGAATCTCATTCACTCCCAATCAAACCACTTATGCAGTGTTGGGCAACAGCGATGTAGGACGCAGTTTGATCAAGGCTAAAATTGCCGTGGCTGCCCACAAACAGTTTGGATACTTTGGCGACAAGACTGGGGAAGATTTTGATAAGCCAGAAATATTTGCCAGCAATCCAGAATTGAAAGTATTTGGGCTAACCACAGTCAGCACCCGTTCTGCTGTGAGTGCAGATAACCTTGGTAGAATACAGGCATTGGCTAAAAATCAACAGGCTATTAATAACTTGTTGGCACCTGTTGCAGGCATGGGCTACTTACAAAGTGAAATCTATACGTTTGTTAACACACAAAGCAAGGCCAAACAACTAGACAATATCAACACTGATGCGTTCATGGCATTTGTAGGCAAGACTCCTGTCAAAGCTGCTAAGATAGCTGCACATAGCGAAAATCATCCAGGAGTAATGGATACTATGTTTGCCTTGGTCAAAGAAATTATGTCAGCCAAAGATGAAGTAATTCGCGAACTAGATAGTGCTGAGGGCGATATCACAGCTACCACAGGCGGCAAGCCCGGCGGTGAAGGTTATGTAGCAGGTGGTTCAAAACTAGTACCGCGTGATCGTTGGACTCCATTTAGAGCAGATTAACGGCTCAAAACCACGGTTTTTTCCAAAAGATATAAATACTTGCATAAGAATCAAGGTGGTTCTTAATATAGCCGGTCCCTGAGCGGGACTTATTGATTAGGAGAACATATCATGGCAGACATTTATTCAGTAGCACAAACAGTCGACAACACAGGTACAACAGTAGCAACAGCAGGGTCAAATTCACTTAAAACAGCAGAAAGAACGCAATTTGGTACACGCGAATTATCAACTATTAAAGTATTAGTTGGTGGAACAGCAGCTGACGTTCGTTATCAAGACGGTGCAAGTTCAGGATTGGCTTACACATTATCAAACAGCGTATATTCAGCAGCGGTTCGTGCATTACAAAGTTTCGGTGAAGTTTATGCAGTATACGCACCAGTAGCAACAGGTTTTATTGCTATTGTAGCAACTGATACTCTAAACAGTTCAGAAAGCGCCAACGGTACTAACCCAATTGCAACAACTTTTGGTTTAGCAGAAACTGCTATGGCTGCTGCCGTTAACGCTGCTAAAGCAAGTGGTACTAAAGACTCAACAGTTACTATTACATTACCAACAATTGCAATTGGTACAACATTGTAATTTGTTTTAATTCTCAGGGATGGGAAGACGAAGGGCGGAATTTATTTCCGCTCTTTTTTTATCTGCGTAAATAACTGCATGGCACGATATCAAATAATCACACTGGTAGACATCACTAGGACTAATCCTGACAGATCCGAAACAGACAAAACAAAATTAGGTCAACAGGCCAATTTCAACAGTCTGCTGCAGGCCATAGGACTTAGGGCCAACGTCAC